ATGCGCGCAACCGACGGCACCGGCCAGCAGGGGCACACGGTGCCCCGACACGTCTGGGTAGCACCGGACGGCCGCTGGGAGGCGGCGCTCCCGGGTGTGCTGCTCGACTGGCGCAAAGTCGGTGCGAGCTGGGAGGCCCTAGTGATGTGGGGATCCGGGGGCGGCAACGTCGCGAGTGCCGGGCACACGCAGTGGCTGTCGGCGGACAAGGTCCGCAAGGTCGACTAGTCCTGCGCGATGCGGATGCAACCGCGGTGCGCCGTGGCCTGGGTCTCAGGCAGTTGGGGTGACCGCGATGGCGTCACGGGGTGGAGGCGCCACCGCGGCCGGGGTGGACCATACCGGGGCGGTCAGCGGTCGCCGTACCGGTCCCTGCCCCAGTCGGCGATCAGCGACATGCCGAGCCACACCCCAGCCAGCGCCAGACCCAGCATGATCGCGTCCGCCATGCGCCGAGGGTAGGGCCGAGTAGTCGACCGCCGTTCGCCCAACTTCAAGACTCGCAACAAGGTGGAGGTCGCGCGCCGCCTGCTTGAACACAACACCGCCCCGCCGCCACCCTGCGTGAGGGTGACGACGGGGCTGTTACGATGTAGTGCTCGGTCCTGCTATGGCGTCTCGTCGAGGCCCCGCGCCCGGCCATTGGTCGAGCAGGTCGGGCTGGTGCAGACCCGAACGTCCGCCGTTTGCACCTCGGTCTCATCGGAACTCCGCGGAAGCCCCTCCTTCGTGATACGGACAGGCGCGCCGCAGATAGCGCACGGCTCAGGTCTCGTCATGGTTTCCCCTGCGTAGTCGGTTCTCGGAATGCCGAGGGACACCGACCTTTGGACGCCGATCGCTCACGTCTGGCGCGCCCCCGGACAGCCAGGGCGTTGCTATCACGGCCGAGCCTCGCGAAGTCGGTTAATCACACATCATCTTGCTGGGTCCGTATGCGATGCGGGTCTTGGAGTCTCCGTCTTTTTCGGCGGTGTGGCGGCTGACAGCGCGGTACCGCCCAGGCCCGGCGTTCTTGCAGAGCCAGCCAGCATCCACGTAGCTCTTCCAGTTCACAGTCATCCGACTGCAAGTCCAGTCCGATTTGCGCACCCATTTAATGCCAGTGTATTTGCCAAGCCTGACGCAGAGAGTCTGAACGAATCCAGTTCCGCTGCAGGTGCCGTTGGCTGCGATGGTAAGAGTTCTCACACCAAGGACCTTAGTGTAGTATGGCAATTCTGGGACTGCCACGCACGTCGCCGTGTCGCGAGGGAAGGTGATCTCCGAGATGGGGTCCCATGTATCGGGTTCATCGTCGTCCAGTTCGTCCTCAGACTCGCTCGCCGGCGCTACCAAATCACCGGCCGCAGCGAGAGTCACATTAGACGCACTTACTTCATCAAGGGATGGGAATGCGCTGACGACATCTGGGACGAGGTAGTTGTCTGCGTCCATCCCTTCACCTGGCATCGCAAACGCGTTGGCGGGCGATATTGTGGACGCTTGTATCGCGACCAATGCGATCGCGATTCCTGCTAGTCGAAACTTCATGACACCTTTCAGTGGAGCTCTCGTTGGATTTTGTGTGGGAACTGGTTTAATCTAGTTCGGGATGTGTGACTGAGTGGTGAACTTGCTAGAGATCTTGAGGCTGCAACCAGTAAAGGGTGTCACTGAGGGGCAGTTCTCGGAGAGTATCCACTCGGATCGATAGGGACTCGTGATTCTCGCCTTGGCCCGCAAGGTGGGCGTCGCGGCTTATTGACTTCGCCTCGAGGATGAATCCAGTCGAAGGATCTTCCCAAATGTCGCACTTCCCATATCCTTCGATCGTGCAGCGCAGATGCGAGGTGGGTGCGGTCGAGAGTGAAGTATGAGAAGTTCCGCTGCCCAGGCGGTCAAACTGTTCGTGCGCCTCAAAATAGTCCATGAAGTTGTCGATCGAAGTCACCGCAATTCCCTCGACTCCATAGTCTGGTGGTAGCAAAAGCGAGGATCGACCCGGAATGTTCTCCTCTTCGATGATTTCGCTGTCGTGGGCGGCGCTTCGAACGGCAAAAGTTGTCGCGGTTTGGAGCCAGAGCAGTCGTCCATCAGTTCGACGAACGACTATCTCGCTGCCATGGCGGCATACGACTAAGGAACGCGGGCCGTGCGGGCCCTCGATGACGCGGACCTCCGCAAGGAGTACTTGCTCGGGGTGGCGGGGCGTACCCTCCGCCGCTCGTTCTCGAGGGTTTCCGACTTGAAAGTGGCTATGATTTGAGGGCACCGAGCAGCCTCCAGGCGTTGGTAAGTGTCGGGGGTGATTCTGCGGAACGAAACGCTCGCCAGACTGAGGCTGTAGGCCCAATGTCGCGGGACCTTATGCCTAGGATGACGTGCTGTTCGACGTGTCATCGAGGCAGTTGATCAAGCCAGTCGGGTTAGAAACCTGGGCGGGATAACGACTCACGCCCCGTGAAGGGCACTGTACGGCAGGGCGGTGGGGCTCGGGGTGATATGACTAGGGTGCGCCCGTCTCGGTGCCGATTTGAAGAAAGTGACCCGTTCCGGCCATGGGTCTCAAGTAGGCGAGGGCGCCGCATTGACCTCGACGACGGGACACACCGGGTCAAGGCACTTGGGGACCTCGTCGGCGTCAACGGCGGTGAGGCCGTCGCATTGGGGGCATCGGGGACCGATGTCGTCGGTGTCGCGGCTCATCGCGTTTCCCTCCGTCATGGCAGGTCGTATAGCTCGCGGAGGGCCTCGACGAGGTAGGCACGTTGCCCGGCAGTGATGGTGCCGCCGACGTAGCCGAACTCGTAGACGTCGATGTCCGCCCAGTAGTTCTGCGACCCCTGGCCCGATTCGAGGTAGGTGGTGCCGAGCGAACCGACCGGGTTGGCGGTGTAGACGTCGGAGCCGTCGACGTTGAACGTTGCGGTGCCCGTGCTGCCCGGTTCGGGGGCGATCTCGGAGTAGCTGGCGGCGATGGTGCGCCACGTGTTCACGCCGAGGTCCACCGTCGAAGGGTTGGCGGTGACGGTGGGGGTGCCACCGACGCCGGACCCGCCGCGGAACGCCGCAAGACGGTTCTGCGTGCCGGTGGAGTTGAAGTTGATGCACCCGCTCTCGGCGTCCGACGCGGCCACGAGCGACTTGTAACCACCGCCGACGTTGGTGGCCGACCGGATGCGACCGACAACGTAAGTAGTGAACGGGAACGTCGTGCCGGCACCGCAGAGGGCCGTGGAGCGGAGTCGGTCATCGACCCCATCGAAGCGGAGGAACGGGAGACCGGCGGGGCCCACGACCAGGGACGGCGCCCCCGGTGCCGGAACCGCCTGCCCGCCAGCGCTGCCGAGGTTGGGGACCGACTGGACCTTGTTGTCGCTATCCACGGTCAGATCCGCGAGCGTGGTATAGCGGTGCTCGACTGGAAACGGCAGAGCACCGGGGCCACGCTTGAAGACGGCGAGCCCGACCGGGTCGGTGAATTGGACGCCGAGGCGGCGGTGAACGGTGGTCATGCGAGCCACCCCTTCCGGGTGATGATGTTGGCGAGCTTGGCGCCGAGGGCTTGGTAGCCGGAGGCATTGAGGTGCAGGTTGTCGGCCATGAGGGAGGGTGGGATGCGGTCCTCGGCGACTGCGGTGGTGTCGGCCGCGGTAGGCGTGATGCCGGCCGCCTCGAGGCCATGGGCGATGATCCACCGACGGGCGTCGAAGTAGTCCGCGCCGGCTATCTCCTCGTATCGGGCGTTGACGGTCGCGACGTTGGTGTACCCGGCAGACCCCGACGGCTCGTTCTGTGCGTTGAAGACCGGCAGCACGAGGAATGGGGCGCCGAGGCGACGGACCTGGGTGGCGACCGCGCGCAGGTCACGAGGGTTGATGTTCACGTCGACGTTGTTGCGTCCGGCCCAGTAGATGACACCGGTCATGGCCGGCGGCTGCTGGGACGACTTGAACGGCTCCTGTGGTGGCACGGTGACGGCATCCCCGGCGGCGGCCCGGGTGAATGTCCAGGACCCATCGGTCGCCTTGACCAGATTGCCCGGCACCCCGGCAAGGGAGCCGGGGAAGGTCCATGTCCACGCGCTGCGCCACGTCCCGGCAGGGATGACCGTCACGGCCACGGGCCCGGACGGGGGGATGGCCCGGCCGGTGACCGTAACGAGGATCTCAAGGGCGCCCGTCCGGAGCGCGACCTCGGACGAGGTCTGCCCGGACACGCCCCGGTTGATGACCGGCACCGCGTTCTGGATCGCTGCCGCGAGCGCCGAGGGGTACGTCGTGGTCGAGGAACCGACGCCTTGAGTCATGCTGTCACCGAACCCGACGATCCCCCGGAGAGCTTGCCCCATCCGGGTCCGGAGGGCCTGCGTCGCTGCGTCGTCGAGAGTGATCCCGGGGGAGTCGAGGCGGCCGACGCGGACCGTACCGTCGGCGCGGATACCCCACGCGATCCGGCCCTCAGCGTCGGTGATGACCTCGACCCACTCGCCGTCCCCCTCGCGAGGGTCGGCGTATCGGTGCTCCACCCCCATGAGCTCGGAGACCTCGAGGCGTGCGGTGTAGGTCGTCCCATCCGCACGGGTCCCGGACGCGACACGGCCGCTGTCATCGGTGAGCACCTCAGCCCACTCGTCAGTGTCGGCTGCGACCGCGCGGGGCATCCCGGGGTCGGTTCCGCGCGCGAGCCCAGCATCGGATTGCGCGAGGGCTGCAGCCTGCTCGGCGATGGTCGGATCTGTCGCGAGTGCACTGGCCACCAGCGGCGGGATGATGGGCGCGACGCCCTGCGCGAGCGCCGCAGATAGCGCCGTCTTGGTCGGCCCGTCTCCGGCGATGTAGCCCGCAACGCCCTCGTTCGACCCGCCCGGCCCTACGGGCAGGTCGCCGGCGATCTCCTCGGTGCCGTCACTGAGGGTGTAGGCGAGCTTCCCGTCTGGCGTGGTCTCGAGCCGCGCGACGCTGACTCCCGCAGGCCCGACGACGATGGGGGTTGACGCGCCGGGGTTGACCGGCATGAGGCGGGTGATGTCGTTGGCGTTGTCTTCGCCGTCGCCGTCGCCGTGGCGGGTCAGGCGCAGGCGGACGGGCGGGAAGGCGACCGCGACCCCGTTGGCCTTGACGCCGGAGAACTCGACGCGGTGGGTGGCGCCCTCGGCGATGACGGGGTTGATCTTCTCCGAGGTCAGATCGACCAGCCACACACCGCGCTTGCCGTTGTAGGTGATGTGCCCGTCGTTGTCGATATCGGCGACGATGTTGGCCTGACCCAGGGTCGCCGGCCCGCCACCCGCGGCGGAGACCTTAGTGATGGTCTGCTCGGGGATGAAGGTGACCTTGCCTTCGTTGCACCAGATGATGTCTGGGTTGTCGCCGTCGTCGGGGCCGTCACCCGCAGCGATGCCGAGTCGACCGGTCGTGAAGGCGTAGTCGAGATCGGAGTCGGGCATGGTCAGGTCTCCTGGAGTTGGTCGATGCGGTGGATGACGTGCCCGAGCGCGGTGCCGACGGTGTACGCCGCGCCCCAGAACAGAAGCACGCGCAGGAGCCGGGTCACTCGGCGCTCGGGGTGTTGAGGCCAGCCAGCGCGAAAGCGGCGACGACCTCGGCGGACCAGAGGCCTACCTCGAGGTCACTGATCCAGCCTTTCGCGAGGGCGTAGGCGATGACCGGCGTGCCGATCAGGTTGGCGACGTAGATGCCGACGCGGATACGGCGGGGCGGGTTGAGCTTCATCGGCGTGCCTTCTTCCTCTTGGGCTGGATCTCGTACTCGACCCACGGGCTGTGGTGGTCGCTGCTGGTGGGCATGACGCCGCGGTCGACGATCGAGACGCGGGCGTGCGGGCGGTGGCCGATGAGGTCGATCGCGCGGGTGCCCTTGGTGGGGCCGCCCGAGTCCCACGACCACGGGCGCGGCATCTTGGCGATGAGGCGTGGGTTGTCGCGCTCGGCGTTCCAGTCGCCCATCCCGATCACGGGCATGGCGGCGCGCGTCCCCTTGACCTCGGCCACGAAGGCGTCGACCTGCTGGTCCCAAGCGGCGAGTCGGCGGCGCTGCTCGTCACCCGTCGTCGAGAACGCGCTGGGCGTCAGGTGGTGATTCAGCGCCTTGAACCAGATGCGCCGGCCGCGCACGCGGAAGACGGCCTCGTTGAGCCGCTTCTCGTCGCCGTTCTTTGGCCCTGCGCCCTTGGTGCCGAGGTAGCCAAGGCGGCGGGTGATCATCTGCCGCCAGTGGACGACCTTGAGGCCGCGGCTGTCGTAGAAGAACGGCGTCTTGCGGCCGGGGTTGCTGCCCGGCTCCCAGAGCACCTTGACGGCGGGGGCGACCTCGACGACGGCCTTGGCGTACTTCCTGCGAGCCTGCCTCCGACGCCATGCCGCGACGAGCCGCTTGAGGGCCTTGCGGGGCGCGGGCTCCTGGTCGCCGTACTCCTGCCCGCCGATGACGAGCCGGACGCCCTTCTTGCGGGCCTCGTTGAACTGGTCGGCGAGGTCGGCACCCACGGCCTCCGGGCCGCGCGGTCCGGCGTTCGAGGACTGCACCCGCACCACCGCGCCGCGTCGGTGGTGGGAGGGGGTCGCGCGCCTCACTACTCGCCCTGAGCGAGCAGGGCCTCGACCTCGGCCAGCGTGGCCTTGTCCTTGATGTCGACGCGGACCTTGCGCAGCACCTCGCGCACCTGCTTGTCGCGCGCCCGCTCGCTCTTGGCGAACAGGTTGAGGCGGTCGGCGAGGGGCTTGACCGCCTTGGCAGTCTCGTCGCTGACGATCGCGCGGACCTTCTCGAAGTCTTCGGTCTTCATGTCGTCGTCCTCCATCAGGTCGGCGTAGGTGGTGAGGAACAGCGACCAGGGGAAGTCCTGGCCGGGGTCGGTGCGGCGGCCCGGGTCGCGCTCGCCGTGGGAGAGGAAACCCGGCACACGGGCCTCGGACTGGGCGCGGGTGATCCGGCGCGCCGGGATCTCGATGCCGTGCTCGGCGCGCAGCCAGCGGGCGTAGTTCGCCGCGGCAGCGGCCATGTTGCGCACCGCGCCCTCGCGCCACGCCTGCGACAGCGACGGCCAGCGGTGGGCTTGGGTCGCCGCGCTCACGTGGTAGGCGTGGGGGTTGGAACCGGTGCCGTCGCCGTAGGCCTCGGCGTCGTAGGGCACCAGGTGCACGATGCTGTCGGAGTCGCACAGGTCGTGGTAGCTGCCGTAGTCGGTCCGCCCGGCGATGAACCCGGCGACGTTCTCGGCGCCGGTGTCCGGGCCGGCGGTGTCGGGCGCCGACTCGGCGGTGTGCACCACGACCACCCCGGACGGGGTCGCGCGGCGCGGGCGGCGGAACTGGGTTTGCCGGGGGCGGTGAGTCTCGAGGTAGGTGGCCATCGGGGGCTCCTTCGGGCAGGGGTGATCGCCGCCGGACACGAGACGTGCGAGGCGGACGCGGAGACGGGCGGTCAGAGGTCCGGGACGGAGTCGTCCGGGCGGAGCTCGCGGTGCAGGCGTCGGCACAGCCGCTTGCAGGCCGCGAGGTCGTTCTCGTAGGCGGCGAGGCGCTCGCGCATCGCGGCCATCTCGGTGCGGTCCTCGGCCTGCTCGCGCTCGAGCTGCGCGATCGCACCTTCGTAGACCTTCGCGGCGCGCTCGGCTGCGCCGCGCTCGATGTCGGCCAGCGAGGTGACCTGCGCCGTCTTCACCGCGCCTCGGGCGGAGGCGCGGGCGGTGAAGTAGCCGATGAGGCCGGCGAAGGCCCCGGCGCACGCGGTGGCGAGGACGGTGGTGATCGCTTCGCTCATCGGTCGGTCCCGTGACGTGCGTCGTCTTCGTGGAGCAGGACGAGATCGGGGTCGGGATTCATCAGCCCAGCGATGGCCCACCACAGAAACGCGACGAGGCCCCACAGCAGGCCGCCGGTGATGGACTGGTTCTCGGCGCCTGTGGCGACGCCGTAGACGTAGCAGGTAGACCACCAGGTCGAGAGCGCGGACAGCAGGGCGTACCCCCAGGTCTCGGACGCGGGTGGCCACCGCGAGGAGAAGACCGCGAGCGCGCCGACGACGATCCACACGATGCCCCAGGAGGACAGTGGCATGAGGTTGATGGCCAGCACGAGCGCCGACTCCCGGCTCGCGGTCGCAGCTGTGGCGGCGTAGGCCACCCCCATGCCGACGTACACGGCGCCGGCGACCAGGAGCACCAACGAGTGCCGCTTCCAAGGCCTCAGGCCCCAGCGGTAGCTCGCGGGATGCATCGCCGCGACGATGAGCTTCTTCATCGTGCGGGGACCTCGCTGCCCGGCGCGGTGAGGTCGGCGAGCTGCTGCTCGAGCTCGACGACGAGGGCCTCGGCGGCGTCGGCGCGATCCTTCTGCGCCGCGGCGGCGGTGCGCGCGCGGCGCACCTCGACGTTGAGGGTGGTGCACCGACCCCGGGCCTGGTCGAGGAGCCAGTTCGCTTCGTCGAGCGCGGCCGCCGTAGCGAGGGGGTCGATCTGCTGCTGGGTCACGCTGCCTCCAGGGCGGTGAGTCGATTGGTGAGGTCGGCGATCTGATCGCGCTGATGCCGCGCGATCTTCTGGAGCGCCACCACCCACGAGGGGTAGGAGAAGGAGTCCGGGCGGCCCCGATCGTCGTAGCCGACCCATGGGGTGAGGCCGAGCGCGTGGGCTTCCTCCGCGATGAAGCCGACGAAGGTCTGGTTGGGGTCTTCGACCTCACTCAGGCTGTGGAACTGTCGGTCGCGCAGGTCGAGCAGGACGTCGACGTCGACGTCGAGGTCTTCGATGTCGGTCTTGCGGCGGCGCGAGGAGGTGGACTTGCAGAGCTGGCCGCCTGAGCCGATGAACGCGTTCGCGGTCGCGGACACCTCCGGCGCCCCGAGAGTGAAGAGGCTGGCGCCCGCCGTCACGTTGGCCGAGGCCGCGACGCTGGCTTGGGTGGTGATCCCGTTCCAGGCGGAGATCCCGCCGCTGGTGGTGAGGCCGCCCGTGCCGGCGTCGATGCCCCCGGTTCCCCAGTGGGTGAGGGACCCCTCCCCGAACAGATAGATCCCGCCGGCGACCGACATTCCGTCGCTGAAGCCGACGGTGTCCTCGAAGCTGGCGCCGGCGGTGAAGCGGGCGGACTCGCCGTAGAACTGCCCGCCGATGAACGTCGCGCCGGTGATGGTCGAACCCGCGGTCAGGTCGCCACGCAAGGCGACGGTTCCCGTTGCCGCGTCGACGACGAAGGTGGGCTGCCCGGCGGCGTCGTAGGCCACGAAGCCGCCGTCGGACATCTTCAGGCCCCGGTTCATCTGGTCCGTGGTCTGGAGCGTGCCACCGGTGACCGTGGCACCCGAGATGTCGAGCGCTGCGTTCAGGGTGCCGCGGAGCACGACGTCGCCCGAGCCGGCGTGCAGTGCGAACGTCAGCTGGCCGCTGGCGTCGTAGGCGTACATGCCGCCTGGGGTGACCGAGAGGGTGCCGTCCGGCGTGAACAGGTACGACGAGGTCGCATCGCCCCACCCGGACCCGTTGTAGACGTAGATGCGGTTGGCGTCGTCGGTGTCGAACCACAGATCTCCGGCGACGAGGGGGGTGCCCGCTGTGCCGGTTGGCTGGTTCGGCTGGCGGTAGGTCTTGTTGCGGGTGACGGCGAACTCGATACCGTGCTCGAGCTCATCGAGGACGTCCTGGATGTCCTCGATGACGTCGGGCGGCTCGGCGGCCGGGTCGTCGTCCGGTGCCGGCGCTTCGGGCCCACCGCCGGGCGCGTTTCCGGCGGCGGCGAAGACGACGGCGTCGAGGAAGAACACCGAGACCTTGGACGACTTGGTGATCGGGATGACGCGCCCGTCGGGGCTGATGTTCACCCGGCCGGTGGTGCCGGAGGGCAGGGTCGCGACGGGGACCCGCACCAGGGTCTTGGGACGGAACATCTCCGGCAGCGTGAACGCAGCCCCGCCGGACTGGCCTGCCGGCACGTTGAGCCTTCCGCGCAGGTGCGTGTTGCCAGCCGAGTCGATGCGGTACCGCGGGGCCAGGTCGCCCGCGGCGTATGGCGCCGACACGGTGGCGGTGCGCCATCCCAGCGGCGGGCGGAAGTCGGGGCGGCTCACAGCAGCACGCCTCCCATGGTCTCGACGATGGATGCCAGGTCGCGCGCGGCGAGCCCCTGGGGCTTGATCTGCAAGGTGCCTTCTGCGACGTCCCAGACGGTTTCTTCTGCGACGATCTCGGTGGAGGCGGAGGCGCCGCGCTCGTCGTAGAGCCCGGCCAGGTGGAAGCGGTCGCCCGCGCGCGGGACGGAGAGGCCCACGGGCGTGCCGCCCATGGAGAGCACCTGTCCGTGCGTCACGGTGATCGAGTTCGTCCAGGAGTTCCGCACCCGGCCCTGGGCGAGCAGCCGGTCGAGGATCTGCTGCGCCTTGGCCTTCCCGATGTAGCCGCGGCCTGTGAGGTCGACTGCCGCCTCGCGCACCAGCACGCCGGCGGTGGTGTCGGTGGCGGTCACGGTGTCGTAGGTGCCGGGCGCCGGTGAGAAGACCCCGGTCAGCGAGGTCCAGTAGTCCTCGTCGGCCACGCCCAGGCGACCAGCGCCGGGGGTAACCATCCACTTCGGCTCGGTCGGGTCGGGCTCGGTGTAGAGCAGCCCGTCGACAGAGACGGCGAGGTTGACGCCTTCCTCAGCGGCGTGGGCGTCGAGGAGCGCGAGGACGGAGTTCGTGGACTCAGACACCTCGTCGGTGGTCAGGGACCCGAACTCTTCGCGGGTGGTCCAGGTGATAGCGCCGCGCTCGTAGGCCAGCTCGATGACCTCGTCGAGGTCGGTGCTGCCGCGGCCGTCCGGGCCCTTGGCCAGGGCGGTCTCGCCCTGGCGCACCGCGCCCTCGGCTACGAAGTCGCCGGCCTCCCAGTCGAGCTCAGCGAGGCGTCCCAGCCAGCGCCGCGACGGGCCGACCTGGGCCACGACCTCTGCACCCTTGCGGAGCACGGGGTGGCGGTAGTGCAGCGAATAGGGCGCCTCCCAGGCAAGCTCCCGAGAACCGTATGGGCACCGGTCGGTGAGGACCGGGGAGCCCCAGTAGCCGAGCACGGTGAGCGGCTCACCGTCGACGTAGATCTCGAGCTGCTCGGGCACGTCAGGCCGCCGCGTTCGCGTGCCAGCGGCGGTGGAACCGCAGCGAGGCCGACGCGTAGGGCGCCCCGAGGGCGACCGTGAAGACGTTGACGCCGCCGGGCGGGAACATGTGCGTGCCCATCGACCGGATCTCCGTCTTGCCGACTGCGTGCCGGGCGTCGGAGCGGTCCGCCGAGGAGCCCAGCCAGATCGCCGGGCGGGGCCAGTCGAGGGTCGCGGTGTCGAGCCACATGCGACGCGCGGAACCGGCGTTGACCCATGTCAGCGCCCCCACGTCGAGGTTGAAGATGTAGACCTCGTCGAGCACGACGGCGTCGTCCTCGGAGGCGGTGACCCACACCCGCACGTCTGCGGCGCTGGACGCCGGCAGGGCGGCCGGCGGCAGCGGCAGTACGCCGAGTTCGACGACGGTCCAGGCGTTCGCGGGCAGGGTCACGACCCGGGAGCCGCCGGCCCCGCCCGAGGGCTGCCCGCCGACGACGGTCTCGGCGCCGAAGAAGATCTCCTTCTCGCCGGCGGTCGCGGAGCGAAGGATCGCCATCACCGAGTAGGTGCCGCTGGGCACGGCCCGCGCCGGCACCTCGAACAGCTCGGGCATGAGCGGGGCCAGGGTGCGCCGGATCCCGGAGGCGGTGGACGTGTCGGTCGTCGTCGGGGTCCCGGCCACGCGGTGCGCGGTGAGGGGCGGCTGGTAGCCGGTCCCGTCGTCGGGGCACGTGTAGGCCATCACCGTGCCCAGGCCGGCGCTGTTGTGCGCGATCTGGAGGCTGCCCTGGGTGCGGGCGGTGCCCTCCACCTGCAGGGAGCGGTGCTGCTGGCGCCCGGTGCCGATGATCGGCGGGACGTTCGTGCGCTTGATCTCAGCGATCGCCAGGTCGATCCGCCCGAACATGCTTCCGCCCATGTTGAGCGCGGAGTGGTGGGTCGTGACCTTCACCGACGTCACCGTGGCCACGCCGGGCTTGAACGTGAACCAGGTCCCGTTGACCGCGACGGGGTAGGCGGTGCGGCCGTTGATCTCGAACGCCAGGCGCCGCTGGGGGAACCGGATGGCGACCACCGACACGTCGATCTCGAGGTAGGGGGTGTCGCCCATCGGCGCGTTCAGGCCGGTGCGGGCCAGGGTCGCGGAGATGTTGCCGCCCAGGGTCTTCACCGCGGCTGGGACCGCGGTCCGCGCCACGACGGCACCCGACTCGACACCGGCCGGGTAGGTGGTGAAGCCGGAGTTCCGAACGTCGTAGGACGCAGCCCAGCCGGACGTCGAGGTGCCGTCGTCGACCACCACCGGCGTGGGGGCCGGGGGCGTGGCGCCCGTCGAGATGGCCTCCACGACCGTCTCCTCGACTGAGCGTGGGAACGGCTCGCAGATGAAGCGCAGCACGAAGCGTCGTCCGGTCTGCTCGGGCTCCATCTCGCCCCAGTCGTCGAACTCGAAGCTGTGGGTCGAGGTGATGACCTCGTGAACCGTCGGGGGGCCGTAGCTGTCCGGCGGCGTCCACGTCAGGGTGTTGCGGCGGCCGAGCTCGGCCATCAGCGCGGCCTCGCCGCCGGCGAGGCCGTCGGAGCGCTCCGCGGTGATGAGCGCGCCGAGGACGACCTCCCGGTTGCCGTGCCCGTCGATCGTGACACCGTCTCCGTCCTGGAGCAGGGTGCGGACGATGACCTCGCGCGGCTCAGCGTCGCCGAAGTCCATGTCCTCGCCGATGATCTCGACGGTCCAGGGCGCCTCAGGGTCGCCACCGGTCCCGCCGGTGAGGACGAAGTCCCCGAGCACCAGAAGATCCTCAACCACGGTCACGTCGACGGTTCCTCTTTCCCTTGGTCCCGGCGCCGTTGACGCCCTTGGTGACGTCGTCGGCGTTCTTCTCGGAGGCCTTCTTGTTGTTCCGGTCGGCCTTGCGGACGTCCTTGCGCAGCGCGCGGATCTCGCGCTCGATGCTGTTCACGGACTTGTCGAGGGCGCGGATCGAGGACCCGTAGCGGGCGTCGCCTCCGGCCGCGCCGGCGCGCTGGAGCACCCGCTCGCGGACCTGGATGCGCTGGGTGAACCCGGCGAGCTCCGCGCGGGTCATCTCGGAGTAGGCCGCCATGCGGTCGATGTCTCCGGTGCCGATCACCTCGACCAGCGCCTGGCCCTTGAGGCCCTTGCGGCGCAGCTCGCGTAGCAGCCGGACGAACGTGCGGCCCTCGCGGATGTCAGCGTCAGCGATCGACGAGGCGCTCTGCGCGCCGCCGCTCCAGGCGTTCCCGGTCTGCTCCCACAGGTCGGAGCGGAGGCCAGAGTTGATGCCGGAGGCGAGCTCGTCGCGGCGGGAGACCAGGGCGTCGCGCTTGCGGGTCTCCTTGTCGATGACCTTCTCGGACTTCTCCAGCGCCCGCTGGAGCTCCTTGAGGCCGTCGGCGGAGTCGTGCAGCCAGCGCACGAGGTCGGCGCCCTCGAGGTCGCGGTACGTCATGAAGGCAGGCGTGCCGACGCTGCGGCCCACGACGCCGCCGCCGGCGAACCCGGGGAGGTGGCCGTAGCGAGAGCGGAGGAAGTCCCAGTCGCGGCGAACGTCCTCCTGCGGGATCACGACCTCGCCGCGGTGCACGACCCCCGCGGGCTCGTACTTGCCGCCGGGTCCGGTGTAGCCGCCCGAGGAGTACTCGCCCTCGCCGCGGCGCGGTGTGCCGCCGGAGACGAAGCCAGGCTCGCCACCGTCGGTGCGCACCGTGTGGATGCGGATCGTCTTGTCGCCGATCTTGAGGTTGCGCAGCTCGTAGAGCTTGCTCATCGCCGAGTCGGCGCCCTCGAGTGCGATCTTGACGACCCGCTTCGTGGGGATCTCGAAGAGGCGGTTCGCCAGCTGCCGGGCCTTGTCGATGGGCATCCCCATCGCCGTGGCCGTCTCCACGAAGTTGCGCTTCGCGTCCCGCATGGCGCCGCTGGCGTTCTTCGCCCCGTTGCTCTGCGCGTTCCACGCCTCGGCGAGCGCGTAGAGGGAGCGCAGGTTGGCCTGGCCGGCGCGGGTGTTCTCGTTGACGGTGCGCCCGTTCTCCTTGAGCGCGTCGCGGGCGTCGAGGATCGAGGCCTTGTAGTTCAGCTCTGCGTTGGCCGCCCGCAGCCGCTCAGAGCGCAGCTCCCGCATCGCCGAGATGAGCTGTCCTCGGATCGTGTCGGCCTCGGCCTGCGCGGCGTCGGCGGCGGCGTTGAGCGCGGCCTCCTGCTGCTCAGCGGACAGGTTGGTGAACTTCATCGAGTCCGCGAGCTCGCGCTGCGCAGCTGCGGCCTTCTGCTGTGCCTCGTAGGCCTCTTCGATGTCGGACTTGCCGAAGACTCCCTCGACGATGTTCTTCGCGCCCGCGAGGGAGTCGCCAGGGTTGGTGATCTGCCAGAGGGGGTTCCAGCCCTCCTCGCCGAACCGGTCGAGCTGGTCCCACAGCTCGCCGTACTTCTCGGTCGCTACGTCGAGCTCGGAGGTCACCCGGGTGAGGTCGGACCTGGTCGGGTTCGCCGACTCGAGGGACTTGTTGACCCGGTCGAGGGCGTCCCACAGGTCGTCGTTCGCCGCGGCCAGGTCCATCGTGAGACCGATGCCGCCGCCGATCGCTGCGCCCCACGGCCCGGCGAGCGTGCCCATCAGCGCCATCGCAGCGGTGTTGCTGAGACCCATCGACGACGCGGCACCGGAGGACGCCAATGCGAGACCGCCCACGGCGGCGCCGGTCTTCGCGACCGTCCCGACGCCGGCGCGGAACGCGGCGGACCGCTCACGCTCGGCGGCCGCCAGCGCAGCGGTCGACATCGTGGCGCGCTGCTGCGCGGACGTCACAGTGGTGATGGCTGCGGCGGCGCCCGTGAGCGAGCTCTTGGTCTGCGCGCCCCACGTGGTCTTGGTGAGCGCCGACGTCGTCGACAGGACCCGGTTGTAGGCGGCCAGCGCAGCCAGCCCGGCGAAGATAGGCGTACCGATGTCCGACTTCGCGACAGCCGCGAGCACGTCAAGGATCTGGGTCAGGATCGGCAGAACCACGTCACCCACTGGGGCTGCGGCCTGGGCGATCCCGGACAGGGCGTCGATGAACGCGGCCACGAAGTCGAGCGCCTTGGGGCCGGCCTCGATCAGGTAGTCGAGGAACCCCTGGAACGAGTCGTTGTCCTCGAGCCCCGCGGACCAGCCGGCGAAGGCCTCCGACATCTCCAACAGGCCACCGGAGAATCGGCGGCTCACCGGGTCGAAGGCGACCATCATGTTGGCGAGGCCGAGGCCGAAGTTGCCGAGGGTGGTCACGAACTCGGTGAGGATCGGCGCGGCGCGCTCGTCGAGGAAGTCGAAGAACGCGTCCCACTTCGGCCCGCCCAGGGATTCTCCCGCGGTGGCGGCGAGGTCGCCCACGGATCCGGCGATCTCCGCGATGATCTGCCGCACCTGCGGCAGCCGGGCGAGCGACGCGTCGATGCCGTCCTCGAAGCCCGGCAGCATCCCTGCGCGCGCCGTCATCTGCAGGCTGCGCAGCGTCGGCTCGAGCTGGTCGAGGTACCGCACGAACGACGCGGCGTCCGGGCCGAGCTTCTCCATTTCGAGGCGCATCTCCGCGAGGTTCTCCGCGGTCGGCTCCAGCTGGTAGGCGTTCAGCGCCTTAAGACCGTCCCCGAGGCCCTTCAGCCCAAGGACCATGACGCCGATACCGCCCACGGCGGCGCCGGCCTGGGTGGCCATGGCGGCGAGGCCAGGCACGACGCCGGCGGTGAGGGGCAGGAGGCCGGGGCCGACCGTGGCTGCGGCGTCGAGCATCAGCCGGATTCGGCCCGTCAACTGGTTGATCGACTGGTCGGCCTTGCGTGCGTTGCGCTCAACGCCAGGCAGGGCGCTCGCCTCGTTGAGTCCCGAGACGCCGCGGCGCGCCCGAACCGAGGTCCCATCGAGCTTGTCGAGGCTCTTGTCGAGAAGCGAGGTGGCCGCAGCCGCACGCGCCATGCCGGAGGTGAACTGGTCGTCGAGCTCCAGTACGACGCGCTCGCGGCGTGTGCCCATCCCGCACCCCTCTCTGCGCCTCTTCGGCACTGCTTGATCAGTCAGGCGGGCGCAGCGCCTCGATCTCGAGCGGCGACTTGTGCCTGATGTGGGTCCTGCGGCCGTCGCTGGGGCGGACGGCCATGGGCGGGGCGTTCTCGCCCAGCGCCTTCTCGGCGGCGCGGTCACCGATGGACTGCACGCGGCTGTATTGCGCGGCTGCTCGGCACACGAAGCAGACGTCGTCCTCGATGTCGAAGTGCTGGCTCTTGTCGCGAGTCAGCGACTTGTGGAACCCGCACTCGCAGATCTGCGACTCGTACAGCTTGTAACCGAGCAGGGCGTCGCGTTGTGCGTCGTCCCACTCGGGTTCGCGGGTGACGACGACGGTGGACACGCGGCCCTGGTCGTCGTAGTGGTACTCGTGCCACTCACGCGGCTCCCACCCCAGGAGCCGCTTCTCGCTGACCCCGAGGTCGAGAGCGAGAGCTAGGCGGTCTCGTCGGGAGTGGTCGTCGACGAGGGCCTCGGCGACAAAGGGGCCCGGGCACCCTTGCTCTCGTGCATCTGCACGACCCAGCGGCACATCTCCAGCAGGTCGCCGGGGCTCGCCTTGCTGCGCAGCCACTGCCACTGGGTGGGGGTGAGGGCGGCGCCGTTCCACGCTGCGGCGAACCGGCCGAGGTCCTCGAGGAGCGCGTCGGCGTCGCAGACGCCGTAGGTGGCGTAGTCGTCGACCCGGCTGAGGGTGGGCTCGCCCCCCTCCCGCTCTTCCATGCGCGGCGGGTTGGCCTGCACCCAGCGGCGCCACTCGCCGATCTCGATGCCACGCAGGAGCAGGCTCCCGGTGTGCTTCTCCATCTCGAAGTACAGCTCCTTGAGCCGCTCCTCGAGCGGACCGAGCTCGGGGTCAGGGCGATCGGTAGCGCGGCGGGGCCGCGAGGACGCGGGCGCCTCGTCGGACCCGGCGTCGCCGCCGGCCGCGGCGGTGCTCACGCGGAGCGCGTGGCGGCGCTCCTCGAGCGCCTGCGTCTCGGCGACCAGCTTCTGTGCCACGCACAGGGCGTAGGTGCGTTCGGGCAGCCCGGCGTGCGGCGACGCCATCAGCTCCTCGATGGTCATGCTCATGCGAATTCTCCTTGGCTGAGGGTGGCTGAAAGCGGGGGTGGTAGACGGTCGGGCGCGCTCAGCCAACGCGCCCGACCGCCGTTCGTGGGGTCAGAGGATCTCGACGTCCTGCCAGACCTTCTGCACCGTGACGGCCTGGTTGATCGAGAACTCGGCCTGGTCGTCCTCGCCGGTCGGGACCTTGTTCTGCGGGCCCAGGTCGACCAGGAAGATGTCGACGATGTCGCCGGACTCCAGGGCCTCGGTCTCGGCGGGGAGACCGTCGCGCATCGCGATGTACTTCTGGGTGTACGGCGTGCACGTGGCCCGCACGATGTTCATGGGGTCGGTGAGCGGCTTCTGCGGGTGGTAGGTGTACGACAGCGCCTCGAGCTCGGTCGTCTCGATGCCGAAGCCCTGGCGCGCCTTGCGCTCGCACGCGCGACGGGGCTTCTCGCTCACGGCGGCGCTCGTGGTGCCGCGCGGCACGTTGTAGAAGAAGCAGGACGCGTTGACGACGCCGGTGCCCGTCGTGAGCTCGGCAAGGGTGGGGTTCTCGGGGTCGGCGAGCGTGGTCGCGACGATGATGCTGGTGCTGCCGAGGGACTTGACGCCCTCGGGGAAAGAAACGGTCACTGGTCGGATCCCTTCGCGGTCGGGGCGGGCTCAGTGACCGCCGCCTTCTTCTCCGCCGCCTTCTTGGCGACCGAGGTCTTCTCCTTCTGCGGCCGGCCACCGACGCGGGTGGTCCCGCGCAGCGATCCGTCCGAGTTCTTGGTCGGCTCGTCGAGGACGTCGAAGCCCTCGATCTCCGCCTGTGCGGCGCCGATGTTCAGCTCGACGTCGCCGACGCGCGCTCGTACCAGGTGATCCATGCCGGCTCCTGTGGGTGGATGGTGATCAGACCGCGTAGGTCCAGGTCGTGAGGCTCGAGTAGCGCCCGTCGTCCGGCTCGGGGTCGGTAGCGCCCTCAAACGCGATGGCGGTGGAGGCGAGCCCCCCAACGCCGATGCGGGCGCCCTCGAGGGCGCGAGAGACCCGCGCCTCAACCCATCGGCATTCAGGGACGTCCATGCCGACGGCCCGCGTGGTGATCCGCCAGGCCGAGCGGCTGGCGTGTGAGGTGGCGCGGCGTGCGCCAGACGGGCGGCGACTGACCGAGCACACGACGTACTTACGGGGCAGCCTGTCGTGGGGCGGGGTGGTGTCGTAGCCGTAGACCCAGTCGTATCCGAGCGCTACCCGGATCAGGGCTTCGATCACGTCCGAGTGCTCAAGGGCGTCCGTGGCGGGCGCGGTGGTCACCAGAACCACCGCGACGGGAGGCGGCTGACCTCGCCAGCCAGGGCAGGGCCCATGAGGTCCGCAGACCGCGCGAGGTCGAGGTGAGGCGGCTGGTTGCGGGAACCGTGCTCGAAGGACATCCCGCCCTGCTTGCGACTGGAGTCGGGACCCCAGATCGCGAGGAGCTGTCCGCCGCCGTAGCCGAAGTAGGACGCCGTCTCCCATGTGAACGCCTTCGGGTAGTGCTTGCCGTGGGCGCCAGCGGTCCGCCTGGCGTTGTCGCGAGCCACGGTGTTTCCCGTGACGGCTGCGTCGCGCATCGTCTTCCGCATGTCGGCGCGGGCGCGGGCAGGGATCTTGGCGGCGTCACGAGCGAGGTCGTCGAGGCCGTGAGTTACGCGGATGCGCATCAGTCCCACTCCTCGGGTCGCTGCTCGCCGACGACGGGGACGCGCCGCGCGGTGGCTTGGTCCTGGTCCTCGGCCTCGACGATGCGGTACGCCTTGCCGGCGCTCTTGCCGGCGGTGATGTCGATGAAGTCGTTGTCGGCCAGGTCTGTGGTGTCGAACGGGAAGTCGGCACGGCGAACGGGCACGACGGTCTCCACCCCGGCGACGGTGACGGTCCGGGCGCCGAACTGCCCCGGTCAGCGCCGACGAGGCGCATGGGGAGGTTCTCGTGGATTACGTCCCACACAGGAAGCGAGTCGCCGTTCTCCTCGTCGCGGGCCCGCCGGCCCGTCTTGCGGCGGATCGTGACCGTCGAGGCGCCGTTTTCGGCCCCCATGCGTGACCTTGCATGGGCGCGCATCTCGGGCAGGGCGGCGTTGATGTCGTCGCCGATCATGCGTCTTCCGGCTCGTAGATCGGCCGCCCGGCGAGGGCCACGCCGCAGGAACAAGTTGGGCCGCCGAAGTGGCGGGAACACCATGGCGGATGCGGGCTGCCCCCGCCGCCGGCCGTGTCGATCGAGAAGATCGTGGTGGTCTGCTTCGGGGCCAGCAAGTCCCACCACTCATCGAGGATGGTGACGCGGCCACGACCGGTCCGGTACTCCTTGCCGAGTCGCCCGTCGTCGACGGCCACATCCACCCGCTTGACGTCCTCGGGTTGGCGGATGTGGGCTGCAACAGCCTGCCGCACGACGTAGTCGAGCTTGGCCTGGTTGAGAGCCGCGGGGGCTCCGAGACGGTCCTCGATGAGTAGGAGCGCGTCTGCGATCCAACCCTCCCACTGCAGGAACTGGGCCGACCCGGGTTCGGGGGCGGTGCGGCCGAGCTCGACCGCGATCAGTGCTGGGGTTACAGCCATGGCCGCACCGCCTCCCTGTTAGTCCTCAGACTTCGTGGACCCCGACCGCTTGGTCGTGGCCTTGTCCTGGCTCGCGGGCTTGTAGCCCTCACCGGCGAGGCGCTTGGCCTTCTCGGCGGAGACGTTGACCGCGGCTCCGTTCGGCGCGATGAGGCGCGTCATCGGGCTCGCCATCAGGCGACCTTGTCCTCGATGACGGCGAACTGGTCGACGAAGACGTGCCAGGCGAAGATGACCTCCGCGCGGAACAGCACCTCGTTGTGGCCGGCCAGGTCGCGGCCGGTGTTGTCCGGGTCGCCGAACTCGAGCATCCGGAACGGGAAGGTCCGCTGGACCCCCCAGCGGATGCCCTGCTCGTAGTTGCCGATGATGGCGCGGACCTTGTTGTCGGTCGCGTCGCCGTCGCGGGCCTTGCCGGACACCGTGCTCGACACCGACGCCCGGACGCCCTCGAAGCTGGAGATGTCGACGCCGAGGCCGAGCTCCGGGTACTTCTTCCGACCGTCGTTGTACCGGGCGGTCGACAGCTTCCACGCGTAGGTGGGATCGAAGGCCACGCCGGTCGGCGCGTATCCGTCGCCGATGACCAGGCCGGCGCCTGCCTCGAAGTCCAGGTCGGCCGCCGAGGTCGCGGTGATCTCGACGCGGTTGGTGGTCGCGTTGAGGTAGTTCGTCCACGACGTGATCTCGTTGCCGGTGCGCGGGTTGATCCGGAAGTAGGCGCCGAGGTCGAGGCCGCGGGCGAGCGCGCGAGCGCACTTCTCCTCGAACTTGTCGAGGATCCCGAGCTGGTACTCCTCGTCGGCGATCAGGAACTCGTCGCTGGTGCGGAAGTTCACGACCGCCTTGTGCGGCGAAGCGACGACGCTGCCGGGCTTGGCGGAGTCGTCCGACTTCGCGCCGCCCTCCTCGATGAACTCGGCCGTGAGGTCGTCGTCGAAGGTCACCATGGTGACGTCGCCGAAGCGCATCGGCTCCTGGCTGGACAGCGCGGCGATGGTGCTGCCGGTCTTAGCCTTCTCGACGATGCCGTCCACGATCTGGGTGGGCAGGGTGGTGTCGCTGGTGGTCAGTGCGGGCACGGTCCCTCCTTCAAGGGAGTCAGTCCTGGCCGGTCAGGCCGCGCAAGAACGAGCGGCGACCGTCTGCGGCAGGACGAGAGGTGTTGCCCTCGCGGGGCACATGGATTCGGTTCTTGGTGCGCTTGTCCGACTGGCCGACCAAGCGGGTGACCTGCTTGAGCAGCAGCTCAGGGTCGTTGGCGGTCAGAAACAGCTCGGCGTCGGCGGTGTCGATGCCGTGGAGCTCGACGAGGTGAGCGCGGAGACCATCGGCGACCTTCGAGGGGATGGCGGCGACTTCGGTCTCAGCCTTCGCGATCCGCTCGGCGACCTTCTCGGACTCCGACTTCTTCGCGTCCTCGATCTCGGCGAGACGCTGTGCGGCGCTCGCGTTCTCCTTGGCGCGCTTCTCCTGCTCGCGGGCCTTCTGCTTCCAGAAGTCGACCGTTTCGGTGGGCTTCTGCTCGTTCGTCTGCTCGGTGGTGGCTTCGGTCTCCGTTGCGGTGGCCTCGGCGGTCTGCTCGGACATGCGGTGCTCCCGTTGCGGGTTGGACCCTGCCGTTGCGGCCGGGCTGGTTCGGGGGCCTCAGAGAGCCACGGCGTCGAGGTCGACTGGCTTGACCGGCGCCGGGTAGTTCTCGTTGAGGTAGTCGCGCAGGGCCTTCTTCTCGGCCGCGCTGCGCTTGCGCTTCGAGGCGACGTATTGCATGGCGCTGGCCTCAGGGCCGACGCCGTCATCCCAGACGGGCTGGGCGACGCAGTGGCAGCGCTCGTGGGCGGCGAACGTCGCGGTGGCCTTGGAGTAGATGGCACCCTTGGCCGCGAGCATCCGGCAGAACTGGCAGGAGCCGGCACCGCGGGTCTTGCGCTGCCAGCCGACCGCTTCCGGGTCTCGCTGCACGTTGTCGCGGATGGTGTCGCGGAATCCGGCCGCGATCTCCTTCTGCACGATCGGCTCGAGGCGGTCAAGCGCGACCTCAGCGGCGACCTCGGCCAAGCTCTGGTCGCTGATACGGCGCGCTTCCAGGTCGATCACCTTGGCGAGCGACGCCGCAGCTTCGTCGATCTGCCCCTCAAGGAGCAGCCACATCTCCTCGGTCGCCTTCGCCACCTGGGCTGTCAGCGTGCCCATGGGGGGCGCCGAGACGAGCTCGGGCACGAACGCCCGCGTCGGTGACGCGTCCTCACGGAGCTCCTCGAACCAATCGATTGCCAGTGCTGCCGACCCGTCGCTGAACGCACTAACGATCACTGGGGTAGCCGCAAGCAGCAACGCCCGTTGGGCCGCCGGGTCGGGCTCAGACGCCGCTACCGCCCGAACCTCCGCCACACCAGCCGCGGTGACGATCGCGAGGGCCGTGCGGACGTCCTCAGGCGCCGTTGCCACGGGCCACCACCCGCTCAAGAAGCGAACGGCCGTCGATCAACTGCCGCTGGCGCCGCGCTTCCTTGATCTGCTGCGGCGACAGCCCGAGCAGCTCCAGACCCACATCGGTCTCCTTGAGCCACTCCGGCGCGGCAGCGAGCTGCTTAGCGCCAGCGTCAGCTTGCTGCGCTCGCGAAAGGTAGACCGGGGAGCGCCACTTCGTGTCGATGGTGGACCACGCGGCGGGGATCTCGCGCAGGTCGTTCTTGATCGCCAGGCCGCGGGCGAACGCCCGACGAAGCGCCGGGGACCACTCGTCGGTGGCGCCCTCCGCCTCGGCGATCAGATCCTCGCGAGAGGCGATGTAGGAGTCGGCCGACGTCGGATTGGACATGTCCGAGACACCCAGCGAGGTCAGCGGGATCGACGTCTCGCCAGAGAACAGCTGCGCCTGCTGCTTGAGCGACATGATGTGGGGCTGCGGCGACGAGGCAGGGAACTGCTTCACATCCACGCGGGCGTTCGCGTCACCTTCGCGGTCCGGGTCGTCCGGGACACCCTTTATGCGGCCCATGACGATCTGGAAAGCGTTCTTCTGCGACCCGTCGGCGTTCTTGAAGATCGACGCGTCGGCGCCCAGCATCCACAGGTCGGGGATGGTGTAGACGTCGTTGTGCGCCTCCATGCGGATGACGGTGCGTGCCGCCTGGTCCTGGAGGCTCATCACAGGACGCGAGATCCGCGAGCGCCCGAATGGGCGCCCTGTCGCAATGTCAGGCTTGTACGTCAGAGGTTCGGCCGGCACGCCCCACGGGTGTTCGGCAGCTTCCCACTCCCAGGTGCCGTCCCGCTTCTCTGCGGTGTAGGTGACGCCGTCGAGGTACAGCGCGAGCGACGTCGGCTGGTCGCGCTCGCCCCGCCCAGTGACCGACAAGAGGCTGTCGAGGCGACGCGCGCGAGCGTTCCACTCCCCAGTGGCGTTCCGGGCGTCCTTGAAGTGGATCAGCGAATCCGGCTCGCCCTCGGCACCAGTGGTGTTGATGACGAACGCCGGCCCGTAGATCAGCGACGCAGTGATGCCCTGGTCGACCTCAGAGGCCATGCGGTTCTCTTCCCAGAGCTCCGAGGCGCCAAGATCGGCCAGGTCACCATCGGGCCAGACCATCGCGTCGAGGTTGCAGCGGCGCGCGAGGATGTCGACCGCCTTGGCCGACCAGCCCAGAACGATTCCGAGGCGGTAGTACTGCGGCGGGATGATGGTCCCTACGGCCCGCACAGCGTGCTTGCCGTCGTAGTACGCCTCGCGCAGACGGTTGCGCCGATCGGCGCGCCCGAGCTGCTCGAGCAGGAAGTTGAGGGTGCGGTCAACGTCGTCCGGTACGCCCGATAGACGGATGGGCTCGACCTTCACATCACCACCGCCCTTCTCTCGCTCGAGGTTTGCTTGCCGCGCCCTGGGCGCTTCACGTTGGTGCTGCGGGCTCCCCAGAGCGCCGAGGTCATCGAGGTGGTCGGCGTGATGTCGCCGGGGCTGTTCAGCGGGTCCCAGACCCAGCCGATGCCGAGCTTCTTCTTACGGGCCAGTGAGAGCGCCACGTTGAGCTGCGGCTGGTCGATGTGCCGCACGTCGCGGGTGTCGATGACGCTGTCGTAGAACTGTCCGCACGCCGCGGAGGCTTCGCGGGTCGTGGTGATGGTGACCTTGAAGCCGGCCTTCTTGAACTCGTCGACCAGACTTACGGCTGGGTCGGCGGCGTCCATGACGATCGCGCGGATGTCGTTCTTCGCGCACCGATCGGCGACGTGGCGCACGACCCACGACATGCCGCCGCGCTGCTCATCGACCTCCACGTGCCACAACTCGTCGGCACGCTGGCCGGCGAGAGAGACGGTCGCGGTAGAGCGGTCCGGAGTGGCAGAGATACCGAGCGCGAGGTTGGCGACAGCCATCGAGGCGGGGTCCTTGACCCCGTCCCACGAGAGCGGGTCGACAACCGCGCGCGAGGTGTTCGCGTCCCAGATCCCAACGCCTTCGCGAAGGAACGAGTCCGGCCCGAGCTTCTTGCGCATCCGCAAGATCGCCTCGCGTGGCGTGTCCTCCGGGAAGGACGGGTTCGCCCTGGCGATCTGCTCCCAGTCGCGCTCCTCAAGAGGTGCGGGCAGGGGAGTGGGCTCATAGTCGGCGTCCGCGCCGAACTCGACCCAGCACGTGTCGTCGTCCTCGCCAGCCAGCGCCTCCGTGCGCATCCGGGTGAAGACCTCGCCGGGATCTTTCGGCTTCGGCGGCGTACCCATGAACAGCAGGAGAGCGCCGGTGTCCTGGCGCGACTGGTTGGTCGCCGGAATCATGTCGTCGAGGGCGTTCTCGGTGAGGATCTGCGCCTCATCGAAGATGAGGACGTCGACCTCATCGAAGCCGCGGCCGAAGCCGCGCTCGCGGGCGCCGAACAGGATCCGTGAACCGTTAGTGAACCGGATCTCTTCTTCGCCGGACCCTAGGACGATCTTCTCGACGAACGGGGCGATCTTCTTGCGCTTCGCGAAGGCCTGCATCTTGCCGAACGTCTCTTCGGCCGTGCGGGTGCGGTGCGCCGTCCAGATGACCGTGAGCTTGGGCCGCAGCAGGCACAGCGCGAACACGATTGCGCCCACCAGGAACGTCTTGCCGACCTGGCGAGGGATCGACATCCCGGTGCCGCCGATGCTCGCGGCGTACTTGCCGGTTTCCCGCTTCGCGAGGATCAGCTGCCCAACAGGGTTTTGCCAGGGACGGAAGGTGATGCCGAGGTCGCGGCACTTCTCGCGGACCGCCGGCCAGCCAGTCGTGACCACGCCCGCGGGCGGACGCACCTGCTGTGCGACCTCAGACAGCCGAAACGTCGAACTCTTCGTCGTCGGGGACGCCTTCGCCATTCTCGGCCGCCTCCTCCTTGGCTGCGACCCGCAGCGCCTCGATCTCCTTCGAGATCAGCGCGATCTGGCGGTACATGGCCGCCTTTGCTGGCCCACTCGTCTCCTTGACCTCGACCGCCATCTCACGCTGCTGCGCTTCAAGGATCTCGAGATAGGAACCGGCGGCCACGGCCTCGACCAGGGTCTTCGGCTTCGGCGGGGGAGCGGGCTTCTCGTCAGCCGCGACCGCGCGCAGCGGGGGCTTCGGCATGGCGGGCACCTCCCGGGCGGCACGAAAAAAAGCTCAGATGTAGACGGGACGAAGCGCCCCCAGTCCTCTGGGAGGGTGCTCGGGGGGTCGCCCGGCCTGGGGGTCAGGCGAGGGATCCGGACCGCTTGAGCCTCAGCGTGGAGAACGAGAGCTTCACCGGACCGGGTTCGTACTTGGCCCACCAGTCGCGAGCGCCGCGCACCTGCACGTTGATCGGCGGCTCAGTGCGCCCTCGCGCCTTGATCCGCTCGACACACGTCGCAAGGTCGGTGTCGATGACGACGCACTCGGTTGCGCCCATCGTGGTCGCCGACTTCTGCCGAGCGGAGATGGTCGCGCCTGTGCGGATGACTGCGGCTCGGGCTCGTGGTTGCTCACGCAGCTCGACGAGTGCGGCACGGAACAGCGCATCACTGCCGCCCCACTTGGCGTCGTCCAGGTCGTACACCTCGAGGCCCAGCGTGTGGGCATAGGTGGTCTTGCCGGCGCCAGGTGGACCGCAGATCAGCACCACTTGCCGGTCGATCTCGGACGGCAGCGAGTCGCCCTTCCTGCGGTTGCAGTACGGGGCGACGTCGTGGTGTGCGGGCTTGAGGTTGCTCGGCGCCTCGGGGTCTAGGCCGAGCGCGTCGCAGCGGGCGAACGGGATGACGTGGTCGATCGCATCCGAGCCAGGCTGGCCGCAGATGTGGCACACGTCAGAGGCGGCGAGGATCTTCTCGTTCCGCTTCTGCCTCGCGCGGCCGCTGAGGCGGGCGTGGTGCTGGCTCACTCGCCCTCCGCCCCGACGTGGTCGTTGTCGGCCCCGGACATGCGAGACGCCCCGGGCCTGTGGCTTCGGGGCGTCAGGGCTGAGCCCTGCGGGCGATGGCTCGGTGTCGCCGGGGCATGGCGAGTAGACCACGTTCCGGTGCAAGTATTAAATCACATCGGAGTAATTCGTGCGGTAGACGAGACGAGAGCCTCGGCGGAGGCTAGTTGACGTCCGAACTGTCCTCGGTGTCAGTGGGCGCAAGATCGAGTTCATGATCCGGCGTGGAGCGAGGGATGAGAGCGTCGTCCAATTCGCCGGCTGTAGCGCCGCGTAACGCCTGCGCCGCGAAGTCGTACAGGCCGTGCGTTATCCAGCCGGCATGATCGGTGAGGATGGTGTTGGCCTGCTCCCAGTCGCCATCAGCGAGTGGCGGCATGTCGCGGCAGTGGACGTAGGCGAACGCCTGAACTCCAGCGAAGCGTTGGGCAGTGCGGATGGTGAGATCGCCGATCACGACCATCGTCCAGGGCCCTCCTTCGAGCAACGCGGGTTGGAGCGCCCATCGGAGTCCAACGTTTTCCTCGTCGTGAGAAGCGACCTGCATGGCAGTCCGCATGACTCCGTAGCCGGTGACTATGGCGTCTGGCCACCCGGGGCGGTAGTCGAAGTCGGTCACGGCGCCGAGTGGAAGAGGTCTCGGGACAGCTTCTTCTCCGGCTGGGGCCAATCGACGGCCGTGTGCTGCCCGCCAGCAGTCCGCGGCACCACGGCTTCGTCGTCGACGACGTGGTGGACGTAAACAGCCCCGACCGCCATTGCGTACCGACGCAGAGTCGACAGACGGGGGTCGCGCTCGCCGGACTCGATCCTGGCGACGGCGCTCTGAGAAATCTCCATCCGCGCCGCGACGACCTCCTGCGACAGCTTCTTCTGGTCGCGGATGCGGATCAGGTCGTTGAGCAGCCCTTCGTCCGCCTCGACCATCCGCTTCGCCCTGAGCTGTAACGGGTCGTTCAGGTTGATGCCCAGGAGTTCCTCGAGGTTCACGGGGACACCGTCCTTCCAGACTGAGTATGACTACAAAGTCATACTCGCATGCCGAGTCAAATCGCGGGCGGTATCAGAAGTCATCTCGACGACTGAACTCGTTCAGCCGAAGGCTGGCTCGCTGGGCGGAAGCCGTCTGGTGCTCAAGGTCAATCGTGCCGGGACGCTTCCAGATCAACATGAGGCCGCAGAGCATGCCGGGGCGCACCAAGGGCTCCGAGAAGAAGAAGCGGATGTGAAGGAAGTCATCGTCTTCCTCGTCCTCTCGGGTCTCCTCTGGGGCGGGGCGATCGGCCAGACGCAACTCGAGGACATCCTGCGCACATGCCATCTGCTCGACGTCGAACTCTCGGCCGCTGCCGTAGGCCAGCTCTCCCCGTTGAGCGCGTTGCATCTTGCTGTAGAGCTCTTGTCGGACCATCTCGCGGACGTGGACACCTAGCCGGCCCGCGAGAGCCTCGAAGTCATGCAGGACGTGATTCGTCCCAGTGTCGCCGCCGCGACAGAACACCCACTGGCCGCCATCCCTGGTTGCGCGGACGCCTGGAGGTTGCGCGATCAGCACGTGTCTTTCTCCCCCGTTCGACAGCCCCGCGAAAGGGTAGTCGCTCCAGGCTGAGTGCAGCAGTCGAATCAGGATGCCCTGCGGCGGTTCTGCGATTTCAGATGGAGGTTCCAGAGGGCGGGCCACCAGACGTAGGTCTTGTGGGTTCGGGTGTCGCAGTAGGCATCGAGGACGGCGTCGGGGTTGCCGCGCTTGAGGGGGCGCAGGTTGCCGGCGCAGGCGGGGCAGGTGTCGTGCTCGGCGGCGTGCCACTTGCGCTTGCAGCCGGCGCACTGGTCGGCGGTGTGGCGCAGCGGTGGGGCGAGCCACTTGCGGATGGTGTGCTCGGAGCGGCCCTGGGCCTTGAGGGTGGCGATGGCGTCGGGGAGCAGGACGTAGCGGGCGGCGTGGTCGTGGCGTAGCTGGTCGGCGTAGGCGCGCCGGTAGTCGTCGTCGTCGTATCGGGTGCGGCAGGCGGTGCAGAGCCACCGGTCCGCGGTGCCGGTGGTGTCGGTGCCGTAGGTCTTGATGAGCTCGTGCGGCTTGGGGCAGTCGGGGTTGTTGCAGACGACGCGGGAGCGCTCTGGGTGCTTGCCGGCGTGGAGGATTGACTCGAGGTGGCGGCGGGCGCGGTTGATGTCGCGGCCGAGGTGGGCCCAGCGTTCGGCGTCGCGGCGGGGGAGCCAACCGGTGTCGATGAGGTGGTGGAGGAACTTCGCCTCGGTGTTGATGGTGGGGATGTGGTCCCACACTGCGGCGTTGGCCCACCGGTACTGCTCGGACCAGTAGCGCAGGAGCTGGAGCGCTGGCGCCTGGGTGTCGTCTTCGTCGGCGACGAGGTCGGGGCGCCCTTCGGTGCCGGTGACGACGATGGTGTCGGCGGTGTCGCGCGTGCGGCCGTCTGCTTGGGCGCGGGCGAGCCATGCGGCTTCGGCGAGTTCGAGGCGGCGTTCTTGGGAGGCGGTGTCGCCGACGGGTGCGAGGGCGATCATGGCGCGGCCGCCGGGGAGGCTGGTTCCGTCGATGGCGGCGTTGGCGTCGTTGACAGCCTGGTCGAGGAGCTGTACGGACAGGTTGACGATCTCGGTGAGGTCACGGGCGACCTGGACGGGAGTCTTGGGCTCGGGGGTCACTGGTGGCTGTCTCCCTTGGCGTGGGTGGTGGTGTCGGGGTACGGGGCGAGCCGTGGCTGGGGATGGAACGCGTTGACCCGCTCGGCGATGTCTGGGGTGTCTCGGGCGAGCGCACGCCGCAGTGCGGCCTGCATCCGCTGGACGTTGGCTGGGAGGGGTTCGCCGCGGGTGGTGCGCTCGTGGAGGCGGTCGCGGGCGGCGGTGACGGTGGCGACGTCGTTGGCGGTGGCGGCGTGTTCGTCGAACACTTCGTCGGTCTCGACGTTCCACAGCAGGCTCGCGCGGTAGATCTTGAGGGCGGTGACCTCTTCGAGGAGAGTGTTGAGCGCGGCGTGGATGGGACTGTTGCTGGCGGCGGCGCTGAGGTTGTCGGGGACGGCCACGAGGTGGCGGGGCTTGGGCATGGGTCCTCTTCCTGCTCAGGCGGCGTTCGGGGTCGATGGGTTGTAGAGGTTCGCGATTCGCCCGTAGTGCCCTTGGAACGAGAGCGGGATCGTGATCGGGAACGGGCCGTTGCGGTTCTTGCCGACGATCAGGTCGACCTCACCGATCCGCCCCTCGCCGTCCGCGTACTGGTCGGGCCGGTGGAGGAGCCACACCTGGTCGGAGTCCTGTTCGATCGCGCCGGACTCGCGGAGGTCGGACGCAACGGGCGTGTGGTCCGAGCGTTGGACGTTGCCGCGGTTGAGCTGGGCGAGGAGCAGCACGGGGCAGTCGAACTCCTTGGCGAGGAGCTTGGTGTCGCGGCTGATCTGTGCGACTTCCTGCTCCCGCACGTTCAGCGATCGCGCGGGCCGGACGAGCTGGGCGTAGTCGATCGCGATGACACCGAGGGGCTGGCCGTAGCGGCGTGAGGTCTGGCGGGCGGCTGCCCGGATCTGCGCCATCGACTGGGACTCGCGGTCATCGAGGTAGAGCGGAAGGTCGCGAACCCGGTCGGCGGCCTTTCCGATCCGCCCCCACTCGGTGTTGGTCATCTCGCGGCGCAGCATGGTGGTGAGGCTGACGCCGGCGATCCCGGCGAGGATGCGGGCCATGTAGTCGCGGCGGTGCATCTCGAGGGTGGCGACGTGGGCCGGTCGCCCAGATTCGGCGGTGAAGAGTGCGATGTCCTTTGCGATCAGGGACTTGCCGTTGCCTGGCCTGGCCGCGACCGTGATCATCTGGCCGCCGAGTAAACCGTTGGTGCGGTTGTTGACCTCGGGCCACGGGGTGGGTGCGCCCAACTGGTCGGACTCAAGCCAGTCGATCGTCTCGACGATGCTGTCGCCGGCGCTCGCCCCGCCGGCCGCGGTCTGAGCGTGCCCTGCGGCGGCCGCCACGGCCTGCTGGGCGTCCTCCGCGGCTTGGGTGAAGTCGCTCGCCCCGGCCGCCAGTTGCATCACCTGGCGGCCGGCATCGAGGAGCCGACGCTTGAGGGCGGTGTCGCGGACCTGCTGGGCGTAGTGGCCAGCGTGCGCGTGCGTCGGGACTTCGTTGGCGAGCTCGTGTAGGTAGGGCGCGCCACCTACGCGGGCGATCTCGCCGGTGCGACCGAGCTCGGTCGCGACGGTGACCATGTCGATCGGGTGGCGGCTTTCGTAGAGCCGCACGATCGCGTCGTGGATCAGCTCGTGGGCGGGCAAGTAGTAGTCCTCGCCGCGCAGGGTCGCCGTTACGTCCGGCACGACTCGGTCGGCGGCGATGAGCATGGCGCCGAGGACCGAGCGCTCGGCAGCGAGATTCTGGGGAGGCGTGTCGGTCATGCGTGGATCCCTTGGCAGTGGCAGGTATCGACGCCCCAGGACCAGCGGTGAGGGGCGTGGGGTTCGCGCAGGTCGCACTGCGCCTGGGTGGCGGGGCGAGCAGCAGGGGAGCCGGTAGCGGCTGTGGCTGCCAGGACTTCGTCGTCCCAGCGCTCGCCGTTGAGCCAGGTGGTGGCGTAGGGGCGCTTCTCGACTGGTCGGCTCTGCAGCTCCGGGAGCTGTGCCTGGAGTGCCTGCATGATCGTGTCGGCCGAGGTTTTCTTACGCGCCGTCTTGTACGACTTGCGCGCTCGAACCTTGTCCTTCTTGAGCGGGTAGAGCTCCCACCAGTCGTCGAACTCGTCGTCGATCAACGCCCGCTCGGCGTCAGCCGATGCGGAAGAAGTAGTTACTACGGGTGCGGGTACGGGTAGAGCCGGACAATCATCGGACACCTCGCGGATTCCGTCCGGAGTCCCGCTGGGACATTCGTCGGACACCTCCTGGACGGAAGCCGTGGATCCGGCCGACTTCTTGGACGCCGCCTTCGTCGCAGCAGCCTTCTGCCGAGCAGCTGCCTTTCTCGCCGCCTCCGCTTCCCGGCGCGCCAGGACGTCCCGCCGACTCGGCTGGTACTCCAGATAGTTGTGCACCACGTAGCGCCCACGTCCGGGCTGGACGCACTCGTCACAGTTGTGGCCGTCGGCGTGCCAGAGTCCCGCGTCGACGAGCGCGGTGATGGTGATGTCAGCGGTCGCGTCGGGCGACTCGCCCTCGTAGACCAAGCCTTCGAAGTCGAGCAGCCGCAGCGCCTTCGACCGGTGAATGACACCGTCGGTCAGGTTGCGGTTGCAGTAACCCATGCCGACCGCCCAGAGGGCTACGCCGAGGGGGCCAACGTGGTCCATCTTGAGGTTGTCGTAGAAGTCGTCGGTGAACTTGACCCAGGCCATCAGTTGCGCGCCTCCTCGAGCAGCGTGCGGGCGGCTTGCACGAGGCTGGGGTCGCTCATGGCGAGGTTGAGGTGGGCGAGCGGGAACATCCCTGTGTCGTCGGCGATGAGGCAGCCGACCGCGTACAGGAGCCGATCCGATTCGTTGAGCGCCGGGTGAGTGAGGACGCCGCTGCCCTGGATGGTGCCGATGGCGTGTTGCCGACGTTCGGGGGAGTAGTCCGGGGTCAGCTTGCGGGTCACGTGCGGTCCTTCGGCGGTTCGGGGTGGAGGCGTCCAGCCGGGGTTTGGCCGGCCAGAGAGGCTTGGTCGTTGAGGTCGGCGCGCTCGAGGATGGTGATGAAGAGGTCGAGCGCCTCGGGATCAATGAGGCGGAGCCGGATCTCCTGGCTGGTTTCGGTCTCGGTGACGGGGTCCCAGACGGGGACGTCAACCGGGTCGTCGGAGGCGCAGCGGAGACGCGCCACGAGGGCATCTCGGGCTTCTTCGGCGGTGGGCGCGGGGCCCGCGCAGTCGCCGCCCCACTGGTGCGGTTCAGGGCAGAGACAGAGGCCGATCATGCGTCCGCCAACGTGGGGAAGTTGCAGTCGCTGAGCGGGTGGTGGTCGTGGCGGCGGCAGCGCCCCCAGTCGCCGTGGCGGAGACAGCGCCCTGCCGGAAGGTCGTCGCCGTACATCGCGACGAGGCGGGCCTTGGCCTCCTGGAGTGCCTCGATGGCCTGGTCGATGACCTTCCAGTCGGCTGTGGCGCCTCCGTCAACGATGACGGCGTCGTACTGCTCGTCCACGTTGATGCGGACCAGCACTGCGCCAGTGTCAACGCCGCCGCCGACGGACTCCCGGGGCAGGTCGTGACGGGTGGTCCAGTGGAGGCCGCCGGCGGGCTCGCCGTCGTGGGCGTCGGAGTAGCGGCGGGTCGTGAACTCGTCGATGCTGAGGTTGCTCATGTCCAGGACTCCTCGTCCTCGTCGTGGTGTCGGGTGGTCTGTTGGGCGGCGATTCCGTCGCGGATGTGCTGCGCCAGTCGGCGCTTCTCGACTTCGAGGAAGCGGTCGACGTCGGTCAGCAGCTCAGCGGTGGCGGTGTCCCAGCCGTGGTCGCCGGGAGCCCGGATGACACCGTCGCGGGGGTCCCAGTCGATGTCGCCGTGGTCGCCGGTGGAGATGGACTTCCAGGCGCCCTCGACTTGTGTGACCTGCAGCCGGGTCGGCAGGTTCGGGTCGACATCGATGCGCCACCGTGATTCGCCTGTGTCGAACCAGTACTTGATGGCGTAGCCCTTGGTGCGCAGCTTCTTGCGCTGGGGCTTGAACGTGACCGTGACGCCGAACTCGGCGAGCCGGCCAACGAGGGCGTCCCGGTCCTTCCGTGCGAACTCTTCCATGGTGGGGGCGTGGTCGTACTGCTCGGCGGCGTCGCGCGCCCGATGACGTGCGAGTAGAGCGTGTGTCGTAGTGCGGCGGCATCGGTCGCACCGGAGCTCTCGGGTGAGGCGACCTCGACTTCCGAACGGGTGCTCGTGGTCCTTGCCGTCGAAGCCAGCGGTGCTGTGTCCGTGGGTCTCCCACGTGTCCTCGGCGTCGGCCCAATGCGGGACGACGGCCAGAGACCCACAGCCACAGCACAGGGCCCGGGTTCTGCGCTCAGGCAGATCGGTCCCGTCGACGTCGATCGGCTCGACGCGGCGGCTTGGACCAGGCCAGTAGTCAAACTCGCTCTGCCTGGGGTCGCCCTTGAAGATCGAGCCCCCGATCAGGTCCTCGACGTCGATGTTCAGGAAGTTGGCGATGGCGTCGACGTCACGGCGGTGCAGCCACGCCTTGCCGCGCAGGCCGCCGTAGAGACGGGAGTACTTGATCCCGGTCTCGCGACTGAGGGCCGACATGTTGAGGCCGGCCTCGGCGATCGCGGTGTTGATGATGTCCCGCATCTCGGCTTGGCCGTTGAGCCGGATGTTGGTCTGGTTCATGTCGTCGCCTCCGAGCCGGCAGTGACGCGCCCCTCGGCTAGGTCGCAGGCTCGGATGAGTGCCTCGCCGAGCCGCCTGGCGTCGGGCACATCGAGGCCGACCTCGGCGAGGAAGCCGGGGAACACGTTGGTCGCGGTGATCTGGTCGGGGAAGTCGTTGTCGACGATCTCGCCGTCCAACTGGACCTGCGCGACGTCGTGCCGCTTGCCCTCGACACGGACCTCAATGAAGTCCTCGTGCAGACGCTCGCCGTAGGTCGGCTGCCACCGATCCACAAAGTTGCTGCGGTGGTAGATCCCCGCGTCCTCCGGGTGCGCGGGCCTGCCGTCGTACTCACGAACGTCGACGTGCCCGCCGCCGCACCAAGACGGGCAGATGTCACCACGGCGCGCGATGCTTGCCTTGGTGTTCATGCCGCCTCCGTCGCGTTGATGAGGCACCGCAAGGTGTTCATGGCGACCCGGGCGCTGGTGAGGGAGTAGTCGGTGTCGTCGACATGGAGGACGGCTGCGCCGTCGAGCCACGCCTCGCCCTTGGCTGGGGTGCCGTCAGGCAGCGTCGTCTGCGCAAGACGGATGTCGAGATGGGTCGCGTTGCGCATCACGGGGCTCAGGCCCACCGGCGACGACCAGTGGGTAACATGACCGTCGAGGCCGGCCAGTTCGTCGCGGTGCTCGTCCTGGGGGACCGTGCACCATGCCGGGCAGACGATGGTCGGCGTGCCGGTCGTCGTGCTCATGCCGAGACCTTCCGGATCATCTCGGCGCCCACGAGCAGGGCTGCGGCGTAGGCGGCGATCTCGTCGGGGGAGCACTCGGTGAGGTCACGCGTGCAGTGCTCCCAGATGGCGGCTGCGTCGACGACGGTGGTGGTCTCGGCCTCGTCGAGGCCGGTGATCTGGTGAAGCTCGACGCCGAACCAGTCGGTCTCCCTGATGCTCATGCTGCAGTTGATGGAGCCGTTGGTGGAGAACTCGGCAGGGTCGTGCTCGGCGTCGCACCACGGTCGGCAGGGAGGGTTAGGCGCGCTGTGCCACCAGGGCCGCTCAAGGTCGCACTCCCGCGCTGCCCTCGCCGCTGCAGTCAGGGCGTCTGACATCTGGCGAGCGACATGCGCGAGGGCTGTGGCGCGGTCTGGTGCGTAGGACTCGTCAGTGAAGGCCGGGGCGGACACGTAGACCTCGATCGGGCGGATGGCGACCGCTTCGGGCAGGCTTGAGTCGACGGCGCCGCGGTACTGAGTCATCTCCACCGCGAAGTCGCTCGTGCGCTCGATGGTGCGGACACAAGTCATGCCGCCTCCTTGAGCGAACTCCGCCGGCTCGTGGCTCTGGTCGCACCACGGCGAGCAGGTCGGATTGGGATGAGATGCCCACCAAGGGCCGCGCACGTGCTGGGGGCTGTTCGCAACAACCGCGTTCATGTATGTTTCTCCTGAGTTGTGATTGACGGCCCCCGCCATTCGGCCTCGCACGCCGGGCGGGGGTCTCTCATGCTGTGGCGTCTGTGGACGCTCGTCTCGGTGCCCTCCTAGTGAGAGGCCGCGTCCCGGAACTGGGTCTCGATCCATTCCTCGATGTCGCTGCGGCGGTACTTCACGCGCCGCCCGAGGCGGGCCGAGCGTGGCCCTACACCCTTCTGGCGCCAGTAGCGCCAGGTGTTGGCCGGGATCCCCGTCAGCGAGGCGACCTGCTCGATCTCTAGCAACTCTTCAAGAGGCGAGTCCCTCATGCGATTTCCTCCGTAGTGAATGACAGCCATGTGACTAGCGCAAGCCAGAGACTGCCATACAGATCCGTGTGGCGCAAGCACGAGTCGTCCGGTAGTGTGCGAAAAATGCAAGAGCCGCCAGTTTCAGTCCCCGAGCCCACCCGAGCGCGTCAGACAGAGATCGACTTCGGCAAGCGCGTCCGGCAATTCCGGGAAGCGCAGAAGCTGAGTCAGAGCAAGTTCGCCGAGTTGCTGGCGTCGAAGGCGGGGTTGTCGATAGACCCGTCCGCCATAGCCCGGATCGAACTAGGCGATCGTTCCGTCAAGCTGGGCGAGGCGCGCGCCTTTGCCGAGGTGCTCGGATCATCGGTGGCTGAGCTTGTAGGGGAGGACCCTCGGCAGACACCAGTGCGTCAGATTGCCGAGTTGCGCGACCGAGCGAACGAATGGATGCGGCGGTCCCGGTTCGCACTTCGCCAGATGGTTCAGAACATGGCGGAGGTCCAGAACGAGATCCGCACCTCTCCTGGCGCGCTCGTTGCGTTCAGTGAGGAAGAGGACCCTCCTGCTGACGTGGAGGACTACCTGCTGTGGGTGCTCGGGCGCATTGAGCAACAAGCGGCAGTGGGGCCATTTGCAACTGCGGCGACGGCAGAGGATGCGCGACGGCTCCAGTTGATTGCCGAGGCGTTAACGGCTCACATCGTGAAGGTCGGCCTTGACGTTTGGTCCGGCGAGGACGCGGCGTCGGATGAGGACGACCGTGGCTAG